GAAAGTTACGCTTTAGATGTAGAAGATTTATTAAAATATAGTTTGAAATGATTAAAAGTTTATCGCCTTATTATTTAACAATTCCTTTTATCGCTCCGATAAGCGGAGAAACTTGTACATCGTTTACTTTGCAGGTTTATGTTTGGAATGGTTTAAAGAATGTAGTTCCTACCAATACGTCTTATGAAATAACAATCGACAACGTTACGGAATCAATAAGCAGTTACGAAATTGATATTGCTTTAATCATTAATGACTTTATAGACTTCACTCCATTTGACACAACAAGCACCGAGTTAATAGACGGCTTTAATCAGTATTGGGTTAAGACACAAATATTATATACAACCACCGATGAGGATGATTATGTACCAAACTACGAAAGCACTTTATTAATGACTGCTGGTTATGGTTACGGAATGGACGGTGCAAACTCACAGATACCTGCAAATAAAATATTACTTACGGGAACAGAGTTTAAAGTAAACAGAAACGGTTTCTTTATATTACCTATAATGATTGAGGAATCAGAACCTGTAGAAACATACTTCGCAACGATAACAGATTATGATGGGGATTGTGTTGTCTTTGAGTTTAATATTCCTTACGATGAAACTACAGTAATCATACAGGACAGTATAGATAGCGGTGTAACTTGGACGAGCAAATTAGAAAGCTCAATAAGTCCCGCTTGTGCTTATGATTACCCTGATGTTCCTACTTGGTTCAGATTAAAAAGCGTAGGGGAAACAGTTTATTATTCTAACATATTTGTTTACACACCATGATAACAGTAATTTCATATCCAGATAATCAAATCGATTACGAAATAATACCACCAGAATCATTACTTGCTATTGAAATGGTGCAAAACTTATGGGTTGATGTTTCGGAAGCCACTACCGATGAGTATATCGAGATTGTGTTTAACGGCGTTACTACTACTTTATTGATAACTGATGAGTGTAGATACACTCCAATTGATATTTGCTTCCAAAATAAAGAGGGGGCATTACAATTTATAACGTTTTTCAAAGCTAAAAGCGAAAGTTTAAGCACTTCTAAAGAGGAATTTGAAAGCGATAGAGGGCAACCACAGGACGGAAACCATCAATTTGTTAAGTTTAATGTGCAAGGTAGAAGTAAATTCAGGGTAAATAGTGGGTTTGTAGCAGAAGAAATGAACGAAACCTTTAAACAATTAATGTTAAGTGAGCGTGTTTGGGCGTATGAGGATGAAATTTTCACACCTTTAAACGTTGGAAGCTCATCTATTGAGTATAAAACCCGTCAAAAAGATAGGCTTATTAACTACGAAATTGAGTTTGAGAACGCATTTAACGAGATAAATAACGTATGATAGTTGATATTTATATTGGTAACTATAAACTTGATACATTCAAAGACGAAAGCGCAGAGTTAAATAACTCTATTGCTAACGTTAACGATATTACAAAGAATACAACCGAATACACAAAGACGTTTACAGTACCCGCTTCGCATATTAACAACAAAGCATTTAAGCATTATTACAACGCAAACATCGATAATACTTTCGATGCCCGAACAAAGGTTGCAGGGCGTATTGATTTGAAAGGTATTCCTTTTAAGTATGGTAAATGGCGTTTAGCAAAAGTTCAGGTTAAGCAAGGCAAACCTTATGCTTATACGATAAACTTTTGGGGCAACTTGGTTTCGCTTAACACAAAGTTTGGAGATGACTTATTAAGTGATTTAGATTTGTCCGACTTCGACCATAACTATAATTCAGATAATGTTATTTCAGGATTGAGTTTAACTGGTCCGTTTTCTTTTTTTGCAGGGAATATGATTTACAATCTGTTTTCTAAAAAGCAACTGTATTATAACGGCATTGTTTCGGACAACGTTAACACATCAACTTTAGCCAATATAGCTTGGTCGGGTGGTTCTGCAACGGGTGTATTTTGGAGAGATTTAAACCCGTCGATTAAGATTATAAAAATAATTGAAGCGATAGAGTATAAATATGATGTTGTTTTTAGCAGGGATTTCTTTGGGCGCACAGAGTTCACAGATTTATTTATGTGGCTTAACAATGGGGAGGGGGTTAGTGGTGGAAGTAAGCGGGTAAATTTCACAGGAGGTTCAACAGAATTTGTAAATCTAACAACTGATGTTGCTACATTTGAGCCTACATATACGGATTTTAACGATAGGTTATATTACCTTACGGTATTAAGAATTACACCAGATACGGGTTACGAATCAACGCCTTATACAGTTATTACTTATCGTAACGGTGTAGCGATATCGTCAATAGAAAAAACAGGAACAAGTGCAATAACTCAAACATGGACTTCTGGATTATCAGATAGTGAAACCGTTGAAGTCTATTATGAAATAGTAACTTCTGAAATATTTGGTTACGATGTACAATATGAACAATCAGAAAGAGAAGTTGTAGCAGGAGTTACAACATCAACGTTGTTTATTACAACAGGTTCAGACAGTTTAACTTTTAATTTTGTTATTTCGGAAAACATTCCAAAGATTAAAGTTATTGATTTTATGGCGGGGTTGTTTAGGATGTTTAAATTAGTTGTAATAGCTGACAGATATGACAATGTTTACATAAATACTTTAAAAGATTATTACGCACAAGGTAAGTTATACAACTTTACTCGATATGTAGATTTTACAAGCAATGAAGTTGAAAGGGGAACGTTACTAAACCAAATCAATTTTAACTTTGAAGAGCCAACAACGATATTAAACTCGCAATTTAAACTTAACACTTCACAAGCTTATGGCGATGAGGATTTAACGATTAAAGACAGCGACGGTGTTTTGTTAGATGGCGAAAGTTTAGAGGTTAAATTACCATTCGAGCAAATTATTTATGAAAGGCTAACGGACTTAAACGACAGCGTTCAAACAGGTGTAATGTATGGTGGGATATTTAATGAGCAGATTGAGAAAGTAAATCCTGCTCCGCATATTTTCTATAACTCATATCAAAACGTTACATCGAAACCTATCGCGTTAATCGATGATACAGACACAAGGGTAAGACTTAATTTTTTAAACACTCCATCACATACACAGGGGTTTGTTGAGCCTCAATACTCAACAATATTTAGTGAAGAGTTTAACGAGTGGGATGGTTCGTTAATAAGTAATACATTGTACACTAATTATTATGAGGATTATATAAACGCTATATTTAATATTAAACGTAGAAACTTTAGCTTTACGTGTAAAAATGTACCGTTTAGAATAATGACAAAGTTACAGCTTAACGATGTTATTCAGATTAGACAAAACTATTATAGAATTGACAACTATAATTTTAATTTAAATAATGGCGATGTAACGCTAAAATTAATCAATTCATTTGACAACAGATTAAATGTTTTCAACGTTGACAGAAGGTTAGTTTATGTAGATTATCAAGAGCAGTCAACTACGATTTATGTAACAAACCTCGATAATTTTGATTATAATAGTACAGAACTATGGGTTTCTGCTACAGCATCTGGTAACGTGGTTTCGTTAAATTTTGATGAGAATGACACGGGATTAGGACGTAGCGCAATAGTAACAATAATAAATTCAGAAACATTGCAAGAGGTTGATGTAACGGTAATTCAAACGCCAACATCCGTTTCTTTTGATAGTGGAGAAATAACCTTTGACAGTAATTTAATAACTTGGGATAATGGCTAAACAAACAATATTATTAGGGACAACCCCTAACGATGGTACGGGAGATAAATTAAGAGAAGGCGGAGAGAAAATCAATGATAACTTCACGGAACTTTATAATAATATATTCTCTATTAGCACAAAGAGCGCAAACTATACTTTGTTAGATACAGACTATGCAATAATAGTAGATACGGCAGGTGTTACAATGACCTTACCATCTGCTACCGATACATCGGGTAAAACATTTGTAATTAAAAATACAAGTGCAGGGAGTATTACTGTTGATGCTAACGGTTCGGAAACCATAGACGGTAATTTGACACAAACAATAAATACTTTTGATAGTATTACAATAATATCTAACAACATTAATTGGCTAATAATATGAGTTATTTTTCAAACAAAGGCGTTGTTTCAAGTAGCAACAATTCCACAACATTATTAAATGCAGGGGTAACTTTCACAGGAACAGGAGAGGATGTAAGCGCATACCCATCATTAACCGTAGCCGTTAAAACAGACCAAGACGGGACACTTTATGTTGACTTTTCGCCTGACAATACAAACTGGGATAGTACATTGTCTTTTTCTTATGCTTCAGGCGTTAACGAGGTTCATAGAGTTACAGTAACACGTAAATATTTTAGGGTACGTTTCACAAACACAAGCGCATCAAACCAAACATATTTAAGACTTCAATCTTTATTTGGTTCACAAGTTCAGTTAACGAGTTCTTTAAACTCTGTAATACAACAGGACGCAGACGCAATGACTGTTCGGAATGTTGACCCTGAAATTGCTATTGTAAGAGGTTTGTTCGATGGTTATAGTGTGATTAATAAATTTGGAAGAAATACAGATATAGACACAGGTTCAGTCCCAGAGGATATTTGGGCAGGCGGAGGTATTTATACAGGTTTCCCAACAGGCTCTCCTGAAGTTTTCGAGGCTTTTAGTTCAAACGCAGGGGATACGGGGGTGTTAACTTTTACCTATTTACC